CAGAAACATGCGAACTCCGGGCATGGCTCAATTAGATGATTCTGGTATGGGTGCAGCTATAAGTGATGCTACAGTAGATACAAAAACTTCAGTTCCAAAAAAATCAAACGCACAAATTTTAAAAACAAATCGCAAACGCATTGACGATTATATATTAGCAAAGGACGAAGTTATATCTAAATCTGCAGGTAATAGCACATTACTACGTAGTGGTAGAGTAGTTCCAAAAAACTCTCCTCAAGATGTGTATAATAATGAGCTAGAAAGCACAGGTTATATTGGTACAGACGCTGAAGGTTACGGTGTAGGTATGATAGCTGGTCCGGGTCAAGCAGGTGTTGTTGTTGATGAAAATGGTAAAGCACTTAAAGTTGATGATGGAAAAACTATCTATCAAGATTCTGCAGGTGTACAATATACAAAAAGTACTTTTGGTAAAAGACAAACACTAGATGGTAACGCATATAAAAAAGGTAATGCAAAAATAGGAGATGGATATGACAAAGATACAGATCCTAAAACACGAGGTAGGCAAGGTGATAATGAAGCAGACTCAGAGTCAAGTGATAAAATTATTTGTACAGCTATGAATGCTTCTTATGGATTTGGTTCTTACCGTCAAGCAATTTGGTTAAACTACTCAAATAAACACTTGACAAAGGCACACGAAGTAGGTTACCATACACTGTTCCTTCCTTTAGTATACTTAGCATATACAAAAGATATAAAGTTTATACGTACTCTACTAGAACATGGTACACGTAGACGTACTGCAGATTTAAGAGCAGAGTTAAAAGGAACTAAACGAAATACTTTAGGACGTTTCTATCGCTCTATATTTGAACCCCTCTGTTATACAGTAGGTAAAATAAAAATAGCATTAGGAAATTAATATGGAACCAACACTTCAAGAATATAAACAAACAGTACTGACTAGATTTAAAGAACTAGAAGAGTCTGAACGTGCTACGTTACAGGGTCTTAGAGGTACACCTGAAGGACGGGTGCTAGGTAAAGTTTTAGGTGGGGAGTTAGAAGACTTAGTATTTATGCTAGGTAGACAACCTGCATCAACTGCTGCACCAAAACGTGGATTAGCTACACGATAAAACAGTTTATATGCTGGCTACTCATCCCCCTACCAACATAGGCTACGGTGGCCCCAGTTAGGAAATACAATGGCAGAAACAGAAATGGCCTCAGAGCCACAATCAGAAAACAAAGTTGCATTTGCAACACGTAAGTACTCAAACGATGATAAACGAAAAGCAGAACAAGAAGAGTTAGAACAATTAATTGCAGAGAATAAAGGTGAAGTTGCTGAAGAAGTAGAAGCAGAGCCAGAAGGTGCAGAAGAAAAAACTTTTAAGAAACGGTATGGTGACTTACGTAAGCACTCGCAAGAAACTAAACAATCTTTAGAAAAACAAGTTAATGAGTTACGTAAACAACTTGACAAAAGTACTAAACAAGAAATTAAACTACCAAAGTCAGATGACGATATTGAAGCATGGGCAGCTAGATACCCTGACGTAGCAGCAATAGTAGAAACAATTGCAATTAAAAAAGCACGTGAACAATCAAAAGATTTAGAAGACCGTGTAAAAGAAATTGATGCAATGAGAGAATCTGCTAGTAAAGAAAAAGCTGAAGTAGAACTTATGAAAATACACCCTGACTTTGGGGAAATAAGAGACAGTGATAGTTTTCACGATTGGGCAACAGAACAACCTAAATGGGTTCAAGATGCTCTATACGAAAATGACAATGACGCAAGGTCTGCAGCAAGAGCAATAGATCTATATAAGATAGATAATAATATATCTACTAAAAAGTCATCAAACAATAAAGACGCTGCACGTTCTGTAAGTAATAAACAGACACGTAATGCACCAGAGACAGATAAAACTGGTGGCAGCTTTAAGGAATCTCAAGTGGCGAAAATGACACCACAAGAGTACGAGAGAAACTCAGATGTTATAATGGAAGCTATCCGTTCAGGACGTTTTGTTTATGATGTATCTGGTAATGCTCGTTAAAAGGTATTGACATATAGAAAAAAATAGATATAACTATAGTCATACTTCTACGGTAGCCCCATTTTTAAAATGGTTACCTACCATACTAAATCGCAAACCATACAAAGTCTTAAAGACTACCTGATAAACATGGCCTATTAACTACATAGTTGCGCGACTGTGTCTGTAATACACCCTACGTAAGTCAGCCCGTTAAAACATTTGATTGATTTGCATCTGTAATATATGCTATAAATAGGAGATTATACAATGGCATTTAGTTCCGCAGCAGGTTATGGTAACCTGCCTAACGGTAATTTTAGCCCAATCATCTACAGCAAACAGGTGCAACTTGCATTCCGCAAGGCATCTGTTGTAGAAGCAGTTACCAATAATGATTACTTTGGTGAAATTGCTAACATGGGCGATACCGTTAAAATAATAAAAGAACCAGAGATTACAGTCAAAGAGTATACTCGTGGTACAACTATTCTACCACAAGACCTTGATGACGAAGATTTCTCGTTAACAATTGATAAGTCTAACTACTATGCGTTTAAGATTGACGACATAGAAGACGCACATAGCCACATAAACTTTATGAGCCTTGCTTCTGATAGAGCAGCTTATAGATTGGCTGACCAGTTTGACCAAGACGTACTTGGTTACCTATCAGGTTTCAAACAATCCTCTCTTCACGGATCACCAGACACAGTTAACGCAACTGTAAATGGTACTGTGGCAGTTTCTACTGCAGGAACAGATGAACTTCTTTCCAGCATGAAACTAGTAAAAGGTGACTTTGGTAACATTACTACTAGTTCAGCAGGAACTCACTCAATTCCTCTAACTCCACGTATGCCGGGTGCAACATCCTTGCCAACAGCCACAGCGTCACCAATCATGGTGATATCTCGTATGGCTAGACTACTTGATCAACAGCAAGTTGACACAAATGGTCGTTGGCTAGTTGTAGATCCTGTGTTTATGGAAATGCTACGTGACGAAGATTCACGTCTTCACAACGCAGACTTTGGAGAATCAGGAAGTATACGAAATGGCCTAGTTATTAATAACTTAGGTGGTTTCAGAGTATATAGTTCAAGCAATCTACCAGCAGTTGGAACAGGTCCGGGAACTTCAGGTTCTGCAAACCAAATTGCCAACTATGGTGTAATTGTAGCTGGACACGATTCTGCTGTTGCTACTGCAGAGCAGATCAATAAGACAGAAACATACCGTGACCCTGACAGCTTCTCTGACATTGTTCGTGGTATGCATTTATATGGTAGAAAGATACTTCGTCCTGAAGCTATCGTTACTGCCAAATATAACGCAGCGTAGGGGGAATATAAAAAATGGCTACTATAACATCACTTTTACTTCCTGCTACAGGAAACTCTAACAGAGGCAGAATGCCGTATCAAGTTGAACTAATAATTGACTTGACTGCACAAGCTATTGATTGTTCAGCACCAGATACAGTACAATGTATTACACTACCAGCTAACACTCATATACTTCACGCAGGTGTTCAAGTTGTAGAATCTGCAACAATGAACACAGGTACAAATGCCACCATAACATTAGGTGCAGCAGACGTGGACGAATACGTCACAGCATTTGATATTGATGGTGCTTCTGATGGTGCATACGCTCCAAGTGTAACACCTTCAGCAGAAGTTGTTCTTGCTACAGCAGATACACTAGACCTTGTTTTTGCAGGTGACGGTGCTACCTTTACAGCAGGTAAACTTAGAGTTTACGCTCTATTGATGGACGTTTCTGAGCAAGGAAGTACATCAGCTAATGAAGTTGATAGAGACTATCTAGCATAATATAATAAATGGGGAGGCTGGAATAATCTGGCCTCTCCAACTACATAACAGTGAAAGAAATTTAAATGGCAGAAACGTACCTAACTTTAACTAATAAAGTACTTGCAAGATTAAATGAAGTTGAGCTAACCTCTACAACTTTTACTTCTGCTAGGGGTATTCAAACCCAAGTTAAAAATGCTATTAACGAATCTATAAGATACATAAACCAAAGAGAATTTAATTACCCATTTAACCATGCAACAGATTCAGAAACATTAGTTGCAGGTACATTTAAATACAGTATACCAGCCACAGCTAAGTTAGCTGACTACGATACATTTCGTGTGGTCAAAGATTCTGACTTAGGTGTCAGTGGGGGTAAACTAAATAGTATGAACTACAAAGAGTATGTAGAACATCATATTACACACGAAGATGAAATTACAACTACTACTTTAAATGGATCACATTCAAGTAGTGTAGAAACATTGACACTTACATCTACTACAGGATTTGACGCTGCAGGTAGTGCCTTTATAGGTAGTGAGATTATATCTTACACAGCTATAAGTGGTAATGATTTAACAGGTGTTACACGTGGAACACAATCTACTACGGCTGCAGAACACGCAAGTGGTGTACAGGTAGCACAGTTTAGTAATGGTAGTGCGCCTACCCATGTAATACGAACACTAGATAATAATTATATATTATTCCCATGCCCTAATAAAGCATACACAATAAAGTATGACTACTATACTTTTCCTACAGACCTATCTGCACACGGGGATACAACATCAATACCTGACAGATTTGCTCCCGTCATAATAGATGGAGCAACTGCTTTTGTGTATCAGTATCGTGGAGAAACACAGCAGTACGCTATTAACTTTACTAGATACGAACAAGGTATTAAAAATATGCAGACGTTACTAGTAAATAAATTTGACTATCTAAGATCTACTTACATAACAAGAAACCATATAGGAAGTCCTACTTCATCATTTAGGTCCATTTAAATATGCCTGATCAGTCACAAACAAGCCCTGCCGCATTTAACTGTGAAGGTGGCTTAGTTTTAAATAAGTCTACGTTCTTAATGGAACCCGGAGAGGCTTTAGAGTTACGTAACTTTGAGCCTGACATTGAAGGTGGCTACAGAAGAATAAATGGTTTTTCTAAATACGTAAGTGCTGTTGTACCTTTTACTTCTACCTCTTCAGAAAAAGTATTAATGGTTGCTTCTTTTGCTGATGTAGTATTAGCAGCTAGAGGTACAAGTATATACAGTGCAACTCCGGGTGGATCATCTTGGACATCAAGAGATTCAGGTAGGACCAGTGCAGGTAAGTACACGTTTGAAAGATTTAACTTTGATGGTACAGATAAGATAGTTGTTGTTGATGGTGTAAATGCTCCTACAGTATTTAACTCATCACTAGCTGCTACAGATGTAAGTGACAGTTCTGTTGCTGGTGCAAAGTTTGTTGCCTCATTTAAGAACCACATGTTTTACGCAGGTAAAGCTACTACAAAACAAGAGGTAATATTTAGTGAACCTTTTGACGAAGATGCTTTTGTTAGTGGTCAAGGAGCTGGTAGTTTTAAAGTTGATGACACTGTAGTAGGACTTAAAGTTTTCCGTGATGATTTATTTATATTTTGTGAAACACGTATATTTAAATTAACAGGAACATCTAGTTCTAACTTTGCAGTTACATCAGTTACACGTAACATTGGTTGTATAAACGGAGATACAATACAAGAATTTGCTGGTGACTTAATATTCTTAGGACCAGATGGATTACGAACTATTGCTGGTACTGCCAGAATTGGTGACGTTGAACTTGGTACGATTAGTTCTAATGTACAATCTATATTTAATGATAATCTCTCTAGTGCATCAGAATTTGATTCTACTGTAATACCTGACAAAACTCAATATAGAATTTTCTTTACTAAAAGTACTACTGCTGAACCACAAACTAAAGGTGTTATCTGTGTTTTAAAAGGACAACAGTTTGAGTTTTCTGAAATAAGAGGTATAAGACCTGCCTGTACTGATAGCTTCGTTGATGAAGGTAATGTAATTGTTTTACATGGCGCATACTCAGGTGGTTATATATATAGACAAGAGTCAGGTAATACTTTTGATGGGGAAGTTATATTTGGAAGATACAGAAGTCCTGACTTAACATTTGAAGATCCCGGAATACGAAAACATATGCAGAGGGTTATACTTAACTATAAACCTGAAGCATCAATAGATGCAGATTTACTATTAAGATACGACTATGAAGACCCTGACTCAGCTAGACCTGCAGCATATGCTTTAGATTCAACTGAAGTTGTTGCTATTTATGGTACATCTACATATGGTGTACCTATCTATGCAGGTGCTTCACAACCTTTAGTTAGACAGCCCGTAGAAGGTTCAGGGTTTGCTGTTGCATTAAAAGTACATGACGGTGGGCAGACTGCACCCTATTCACTAAAAGGGTTTCAGCTAGAATATCAATTAGGAGCAAGACGATAAATGGGTGACACATACACA